AAGAAGCTCCTCGCGCTCCGCAACGGCCAGTGGGATGAGCACTTCCGCGGGCGCCTCTTCGAGCTCTTCGAGTGGGTGGCCTTCGCGGCGGAGGTCACCTACGGCCCTTTGTACGCGAGGCTCCATGCGGCGGACCCGGAGCCTCCCGCCGATCCGCCCGCGGAGGGGTGACCGTGCGCATCCCCGGCCGCATCTGCTGGCCGGTGCATCGAATCGCGACCAGCGGGCTCTACCCCGACGGGCTCGCGACGATCGAGTCCGACTGGACGCTGGAGATGGTGGTCGACGCCTGCGAGGTCTGCGACGCGATCGACGCCGCGCGCGTCGAGGTCGCGGAGAGGAAGTGATCGATGGCTGACGGCGCCCTCCGAAGCGTGTTCGCGGAGCTGGGGATCGACTTCGATGAGAGGTCCCTCCAGAAGGCGAACGCGCTCGTCGACAAGGCCATCGGCAACGTCCAGAAGCTCGTCGGCGCCACCGGCAAGGCCGACCAGGTCGAGGCGCTCTTCGCGGCCCGGCAGAAGGCGCGGGCGGCCGTCCGACATCAGCAGTCGGTGCGGGCGGCCGACGACGCCGCGAAGGCTGCCGTCCCCAGCCGGGAGGCGGGGCTCTTTGGGAAGCTGCGGGAGGTCGCGGCGGGCGACGCGAAGGCCCGAGAGGAGGCGCGCGCCGCCGAGCTCGACCGGGCGCACACGCTGGCCGCCCGCCGGGCGCTCGGCCACGCCGGGCCCGCCTTCGACCCCTTCGGCAAGGGCAAGGCGCAGGGCGCCACCGGCTTCGGCGGGCAGTTCGGCACGGATCGGTGGAAGGCCGCATCCAAGCCTGTCGAGGGGATGATCGGGCTCCTGACGAAGCTCGAGCGCAAGACCTCGACGGCCATCGGGCAGAAGCTCCCCCAGGCCTTCCAGCGCCTCGCCGAGAAGGCCGGCGTTGCCCGGGGCGACTTCGCCTCGATGGGGCAGGTGCTCACCGGGCTCACCGGCACAGTCACCGCCGCGCTGGGGCTGGGCGTCGCGACGGCCGCGAACTTCACCAGCGAGTTCACCGCCGCGAGCGAGGCCTTGCGCGAGACCGCGAGGAACGCCCGCGTCACCAGCGCCGAGCTGCAGGCCCTTCAGCACGCGGGCACGATTTCGGGCGTCGGCGCCGAGCGGGTGACCGCCTCGGTGACCGCGCTCGGGTCGAAGCTCCGCGACGCGAACAGCCACCTCGCGGGCAGCTCAGGCGTCGTCCACGCGCTGGCCCGCATGGGCATCTCCGCGCGCGACGCGAGCGGCCAGGTGCGCCCGACGGTGGACATCCTCGACGACGTCGCCGTTGCGATGGAGCACATCAGCTCCCCGCGGCGGCGGGTGCGGGTGGCCGAGTCGCTGGGCCTCGACCGCCGGATGCTCGACGTGCTGCACACAGGCGCCGGGGGCATCCGCGCGCTCCGGGAGGAGATGGCTGAGCTCGGCGGCGGGGTCACCCCGGAGGCCACCGAGGCCGCGCGGAAGTTCGCCCAGGCGCAGGCCCGGATGCAGGTCGGGCTCACGTCCGTTCGTTCGGTGATCTTCACCTCGCTCGCGCCGACGATGGAAGGCCTCGTCACCAAGGGCGCGAAGCTCCTCGGGTGGCTCGCTCGAGTGACGCGCGGGAGCCACATGGCACGGAACGTCCTGGCCGCGCTGGGCATCGCCGGGGCGGCCGCGGCCGCGCCCCTGATCGCCGCGTGGCTCCCGGCGGCGGCGCCCTTCCTCCTCGCCGCGGCCGGGGGCCTCGCGCTCGCGCTCGCGCTCGACGACGTGCAGAACTTCCTCGAGGGCAACAACAGCCTGACGGGCGATTTCGTCACGAAGCTCCGGCAGATGGCCGACGGGTTCATCGGCGTCGGCAACAGCGCGCGCGTCGTCCGCTTCCTCAACGACGACTGGAACGAGCTCGGCAACAACGTCGCCCGGCTCCTCGACTTCATCGAGCGGCTGCCCGGAGCGATGCAGCCCGCGCTCGCGCCCCTGCGGCTCCTCTTGCGAGGCTTCACCGCGCTCACCGGGCGCGAGGCCGGCGTGTCGGGGGGCGCCGAGGGCGCTTCGACGCCTCCCCCGGCCCCCGCGCCCTCTCCCGCGCGCGGCGCCCTGGCTCCCGCACAGCCCGGCATCCCGGCGGCCAACGTCGCCGCGTGGCAGGCCGGGCAGCCGGTGGTGATCCCGGCCACCCGTGCAGTCCCGGCACCCGGCGCGGCTGGGAGCACGACGGTCACGACCCACGTCGAGGGCGACCGCAACACCTTCCACATCGACGGCAACGACACCGCCGCGATGCGCCGCGAGCTCGAGCAGCTCATGGACGACCGCGACCGGCGTCGGCGAGAGCGCCTGAGCCCGAGGGGAGACGGCGGATGAGCGCGACGCTCGAATGGATCGACGCCACGGGCAACACGCTCCTGGTGGAGCTCGACGCGACCCCGACGCAGGCATGGGAGTCGACCGCCGAGGTGACCAAGCACCCAGTGGAGACGGGCAGCGCGGTCGGCGACCACGTAAAGCCCAACAACGACACCATCACCGTCGAGGGGATCATCACCAACACCCCGGTGATCGTCCCGGCGACCCAGATGCAGGGCGCGACGCGCGCTCCCGGCACGCTCGACCTCCCCGGCGGCGGGAGCGTGTCGGTGCAGCGCTGGAGCGGGCCCTTCGACCGCGTCTCCGAGTGCCGCGAGATGCTGCGCTCGCTGGTGAAGGCCGGGCTCCCGGCGACCCTGACCACGGGGCGCCGCGACGGCGTGCGCTTCGACGACAACCTCGTGCTCGTGCGCTTTCGGGTCGACCGGGACGCGACCACGGGCAACTCGATCAACGTCTCCCTCGACCTCGAGCAGATCCGGATCGCCTCGACCTCCCGCGTAGCCGTGCCGGCGATCCGGCGCATGCAGGTGCCGCAGAACCACGGGACAGCCCCGCCCGCGCCCGCGGGGAGCGCGGCCTACAACGACGTGCACGACCCGAACGGCGCCTCCGCGCACATCGCGCGCGCCCTCGGGTTCGGAGGGAGATCATGATCCTCGCCATCCCCTGCACGCCCAGCGGCGCCGCCCGGTGGACGCAGACGACAGCGCTCGACGGACGGGAGTACCAGCTCACCTTTGACTGGCTCCAGCGGATGGGCCGGTGGTGTCTCCACCTCGCCGACTCCCGTGGTGCGGCCATCCGCACGGGGATCATCCTTCAGACGGACGCACTCCCGCTCCGCGGCGTGGTCGACGTCCGGCGCCCTCCGGGCGAGCTCGTGGTGTACGACTCGCGCGGAATCGGCGACCTCGACCCGGGCTTCGGCGACCTCGGAACCCGCTTCCAGCTCCTCTACGTCGACGCCGCGGAGCTCGGCCGGTGAGGCTCTGGGACCGGGCCTGGCGCATCCAGGTAGGCACGCTGCTGCTCTCCCAGCGTGACGCCCAGGGGCAGACGGGCCTCGCGTGCGCGTTCAAGGTCACCAAGAGCCTCGCCACAGCGCGCGCGGGCACCTGCTCGATCACCGTCTACAACCTCCCGCCATCGCTCTCGCGCGAGATCGCGGACCTGCCGCGCCGCTCGACCTACGTGAGCGTCGACGCGGGGTACGTCGGCGGCATGAGCCGGCTCTTCACCGGCGACCTGCGCCGCGCGACGCCGTCCCGCGAGGGCGCCGACTGGAAGATGGAGGTGGAGGCCGGGGACGGCGTCCACGCCCGCCGCACCGCGCGCATCTCCCGCGCGTTCGCGCCCGGAACCTCCCTCGACGGCGCCGCCGAGGCGCTCGCGGCCGCGCTCGGGGTGGGCGTCGGCAACGCGCGCACGGCCTTCGCGGGCACCCGCCTCGCCGGACAGGCCAACGCCTTCGCCGACGGCGTCACGCTCCACGGCACGGCCTCCGAGGAGCTCACCCGCCTCTGCAACGGGGCGGGCCTGATCTGGTCGGTGCAGGAGGGCCAGTTGCTCGTGCTCCCGGTCGGTGGGGCGCTCGACCGCACGGCGATCCGCCTCGGCGCCGACTCGGGCCTCGTCGAGTCGCCGACCTTCGTCGACCGGCGCACGGTGAAGGCGAAGTGCCTGATCCAGCCGGGGCTCGTGCCGGGCCAGCGCGTCGTCATCGACTCGCGCCTCGTGCAGACCGAGCTACGGCTCACCGAGGTGACCTTCACCGGGGAGACCGAGGGGGCGCCGTGGGAGGCCGAGCTCACCCTGAAGCGGCCGCTCGGGAGCTTGTTGGACCAGTCGACCCCGGGCGCGACGGCCGAACCCGGATGAGGAGCACACGATGACCGAGCGATCCTTCGACCCGAGCGATGAAGAGGTACACGCGGACCTGATGGAGCAGCTGCTGCTCGGGATCCATGTGGCCATGCCGGGGCGCATCCAGAGCTACGACGCCGCGCACCAGGTGGCGGACATCGTCCTGCAGGTGCGCCACCGCTACCCCGACCCCGACGGCACCGGCCAGTACCTCGACGAGGACTATCCCGTGCTGCCCGCGGTCCCGATCCTGTGGCCCCGCATGGGGAAGTGGTTCTGGGCCGCGAGCGTCGAGCCCGGCGACGCGGTGCAGGTGCTGTTCAACAGCTCCGCGATCGGGATGTGGCGGCGCTCGACCGCGACCGACGCGCTCTCCGGGCTCGACCGCGCGATCCGCGGGGTGTCGACCGTGGGGGACGTCGGGAGGCACTCGCTCACGCACGCGGTGGCGCTCCTGGGGATGGAGACCTACGGGCAGGCGCTGCGGCACGCGCCGCTGAAGCGTGCGCCTGACGACGCGGAAGCGAGTCTCACCCTCGGCTCCGACCTC